CGTCAATTGGTGGAACATATTGTGAGTGACGTTGTTAGTCGGAGCAGTAACATTTGCCGTGCGCGCAGACAAAAATCTTACTGCCTGCAAAAATGGCAGATCCACTGATATCACTGGACTTGCTGTGCTGTCTGTATACGCAAATCCCGGCCAAGTGGCTGGCATCTGCACAATGGACTCTCGTGCACGAGCGCTCAATGAAGTATCGCCGTTCAATATCGCGGTTTGAGCATAATTATACCCTGACGAACTAAACGGTAATCGCTGGACGAGCATCATTGCTGAGGCGTGTGTTGTGGTAGATCGAATTCGCGAATATCGCCAGCGTATCGACCCACGACGACATACAAACGCAGGAGTGATATAGTTCATCAGTGTATTTTTCACATAATTGTATGGTGTTCCTGCGGCTGTCGAATGAATGGCCCCAGGGGCGTATCCACGATACACAGGAAAATCAGGCAATGTGAACTTGTGCCATCGTCGCGATGCCATATCCATCTGGAGAGAGGAATGGTAATTGTACCGTTTCAGGCACTGGCGAAATGACATGATTGGATCCCCTTGATATACTGCATCAATCGAGGGACTTGTCTTGATATTAGCCATAGTGGTTACCATGTCCTGAACAGGTGCATCTTGATCGTCAGTATGATGTTCATCTGGATGATCAAGACCAGCTTGGGTATTCAGTCTCACTCTCTGATCAACTTCCTCTTTCTTCTCTTCTGAGGGAATCTCATCTATCTCCTCAGGTGGGTCCTTCTTCTCATCTGGATTTAACCGATTCACTGGCGCCTCTAGAAGAGAAGGAGAATTTGAGTTGAAGTAGGAATAATTGTCGATCCATTGCGCGCTTGGATTGAAAACTCGGAAGTCCTCACCAGCGGATACGAACACATTCACTTGTATGTCGTTGTCAACCAAACTATTGGGAGTGGTCAACTCATTTAGTACGTACATGGACAACACACCATTGTGCCCATATCCGGGGGACACATTATGCGTGGGGCCAAATAGTGGAGGTTCATCACCTGGAGAGCCATGTTGCAGGAGGGTGCGCGTGCTACCCCAACCCACTTGGACGGTGAAGTCGTTTTCATTGGATATGTCGACAATATAATTATAGTTGACATTATATTCGGGGGATTGCTGAGAACTAGGATCATATACTATTCTGATACGTCCTTTGTGAAATCCCGAACACACAACTTGAAATCTAAACTTCATCGAGCCACGCCATTGTCGGAACGGCATAGTGGCGAAACAACAAGCGGGCATGTGTATTTCCGTCAACGTTGTCAATGGGTCTACATTGGTATTCCATAACACGGGAGTTACTGATATCCCGAATAACTTGGTTTCCGGTGTAGCACTTGTCGGCCACGCGAAAGAAGTAAGATACGACTCGCGTGTGGCGATTGACAAGATGGACATCTCGTCAGTGGAGCCTAATCCCATGACCGCGGGATCAACCGATGTCTCTTGTTTTGGGTCCAATGACAGTTTGTTTGTTACATCTGTGCCCTCAACGTGTGAAGACTCTGGAAATGGTCGCGGATATGCTGACATCTGGGTCATATCTTCAGGTTTACTGTATCCATACATACCTGCAACTTTCCCGACAGCATTTGCCATAGTAGAGGTAGCTACAGCATACTTGCCAATTTGTGGTACATTTGACATAGTATTGGCCATCTTCGCAACAACATTGGCGGTCTTAGATACTATCCCGTCTCCATATTCATCAGGGCCAGCTTGTGGGGCTAATGCACCTGGTTGATTTGATGTTGGAACTGCCAAATGAACGTCTTCTGCCCATGCCATGATTGTTATAGTGACCGGGTCTGTCGCACCATTTGCGTGCTTTAATTCCCCGAATGAACGCAAAATCATCTCTCCCATCACTTTCCATTGTTCAGCAGGAATAGCCATGGCATTATCTGGCCAAATAAATGGGCAAATTATGTCACCGCCTCTGCTTTCGGTGGGATTGAGATATACGTGTGGGCGTTGAGACTCTTGGATCATATCGTTGAAGACAGCACCTCGAGAGGTACCAAATTTATCATCGATGAATAAAGGTCTGTAGCTTGCGCACACTCTGCCATAATAGAAACTGTTACCATTCAACATGACTCTCACGTGCAATTTGCATCGCAAGAGATTATAATTCACAATTCTGTTGGCAACCCTGGCGTTGGATGTAAAAAACAGAGACCAAGGATTTAATATCTGGAAGAGGGGATCTCCAGGTGTCCACGAATAGGACGCGATTTTGACGGGGCGCGAAAAGAATTCTTGCAAGCTCACATCTCCAAAATCATTATCTAGTACGTTATCGTCATCTTGATTCCCGACGGCGTATTGCCACTGCTCATTCGCATCCGCAAATAGAGTGGTTTGGTTTGTGGTTTCGGTTGTCTCCGAATTTATTGTTACATTGAAAAGTTTTCGTGTGTTGAACCATATTTACAACATATACACCGGAGGCTCATTGGTGCAATGTTTTCATGAATTTGCGTGGCGAGCGCAGGACTAAATAATCCTTATGCCATCATATATAAAGCCTAAATGTATGTATCTCATGTAATATATAAACATCTGGTATCCAGAATATGCAATGTCTTTTAGCTTAGTGTGCAATGATACAATCGCACAGTGGAACGTTTTATAGTTAACTCGAACTTTCTTGGACATCCTCCATTTGGTAATCCTCCTTCCACTTAAGGACACGATCATCATATGTCAACATCAATTCTTTGCAAGCATGATCAACCTCATATTCTGTGGCTACTGCAATCATTTTCTGCCTGCGGTCCTCATAGATGTCTCTACCGTGGGCAAACCATTCTCTGACTGCTCCATCGATATTGGACACACATTGTTCCTTCAAAGTGACTGCCTGGGACGACAGTACACTATGTAGACTCTTGTAAATGGACATTTCGTCCAGAGCGCCTAAGTTCTTACCTAGTGCTTCGTGATACACAGACTTGCGCTTCAAAAAATCGGTAGTCGACATGTCCAAATAAGGTATTGGATCGGATGTTTTGTCGGGCATTGTGAATACCATGCCCGCGTGGTCTAGGTGTTCAGCGACACTGCAATGATTGAATTTGGGGAATTCGGCACTGACAGATGCAATGCAATCATCCCCATAAGTCATCAATGCGCACGCATCTCTGAATCCAGTGTCCTGGTCTCGGTACTCAGGAATACTCGCATAGGCACACCGCAGCATTAAGCTATTTGCGATGCAATTGATATACACGGTCAAATTGTGACCCGACGGATTTCCACCGTATAGGGTAATCAAATCTCCGTTGTATGCAACTACCGGGTAAGTCAAATCTGTTACTATACCCCGCATAACAGCCAAATCATCCTCCGAATATCCCACCGCTTTTGCAATGTCTATGAAAACGGAAAACGAAGCTTGGGTGATTTGTGCCGGCATGGTCAGATCATACGACTTATAGTCGCCGGCTAGGATGCGAGATTCGCCGTATTTTACAACGTGATCGTGCATTTCCTGCCATTCTGGCCCATGCGCATTTATTCCTACTGCACACTCAGAATGAGTTGGTAACATAGATAAAGTGCGTGCTATTGGCAGGAAATACTTCCTAACCAAGATTTGGAATGACACTGGCAGTGCCATGAAATCCCGCACCTTATCTTTCTCTACTGGAGTTGGTTCATCCTTTAGACATGCCTTAAATATTGGGTAGGCGCGCTCAGATTTTTCACGATATATTCGCGATATTCGTTCGGCGTCCTCCCAAAATACTTCAGGAAGATCCACACATTCCGTGCGGCTCTTGTCTTCCGGTTCCAATACCTCTGTGTAGTAGGCATTCTTGGGGCCTGTCAGAGGATATCCAATAGCAGTGTTTCCAGGCATCTTGTCAATAAATCTCTTACCAATCTTACCATTTACAATCTCTTCTCGAGTTAGTGGGCGAATCTCGGCCTCCAACTTTGGGAATCTCTTGATTTGGATAATCAGATGGTTAGTATAATCTACGACAGCCCACTTCAGATTCTCTCCTGAAAATCCGATAGCGGGTGCAACGCGCTTACTCAAAGCTCGTTGCCATGGATAACCTACTCCAAACTTGGGCTTACCCCAGACATTATCTTGTCCACAATGTTTCTTGACAAGAGGGGATATCGGTGTTTGCACAACTACCGAATAATACTTGGCACGTCCAATTACTGAACCGTATGCTTCGTATGTCGCCTCCTCTGGCAAGAAGTTCAAAGGGCTTTTGGGGTGAATCCTTGGACTTTCAAAGTACTGCACTCCTAAGACTTCCTCGGGCATAGTGCCTGTTGAGACACCTGATACAACGCCCGGAATGTCTAGAAGAGTGTCCAATGCTTTGGTGATTTCCAGTTTGGTAGGACTGGCGCAGCATCCTAGCGAATCGCCATTCTTTCCAGCAACATGGAATCCAACAATACTCGGGTGTCGTGTGTCGCTAACGATAGCTGAACAACACAATCCTCTGAATGTCGGGAATTCCACATTGTAGCGCAAACCATGAAAATCTGGATGCGCCTCAGTCTTCTGGAGAGAATATTTGGCGGAGAGCCTTGATGTGACTCTATCGCCATCGCTGCGCTTGTACAACAATTTGGCCATGCAATCCCCTGGCACTGTCAAAGGCAAGTATTCTGTCAAATTGGTCCAGTCACCACTATTGGGTACCCAAACTATTGCCAGATCTTGTCCTTCTATTTTTGCCGAATACGCCTTAGACAATATAGCCTTAAAGCGACCACCGGGGGTCGAATTACGAATTACCTCCATTCGCATGTCGTCGTGCAACAATACGTGGTTCGGAATGATCATCACATTGGACTTCAAAAAGAATCCATTCGTGGAAAACTCTGAACTGGGGGTATATATTCGAATGTGCACCAAATTCTTGAACACTTTCTCGAGCAATTGCTCATGTGTGGTGGTCCGCATTTGCATCGTAACAGGACGCGGTGTAACACGGGGCACTGCCCACACATTTTGCTGCAAATCTCGATCATCAATCTCCTCATCGGACTTCGGCTCCAATGCGGATTGTCCCATCAAGATCTTGCGCATCTCCTCTTTCCAATAAAGAGAGCGCATGTGTGCCTTTTGCATGGCACATGCGATCGCGACCGATTTGTACACGACAAACAAGCCGGTACAGAACATTGCAGCACGCATAGCATGATTGAGGTGAAATTGCCCTATCACGGTTTGTACTGCAGCTCGATCTGCTGCGATTTTGTTCATACAGCACCGACGCTCAACTGCTATAAATAGACCAGTTATGAATATCGGAACAGCAAAGAACAAAACTGCCCACGGAAAATAGTACGCTGCAATAGCGACCAATCCACTAAGACATGCCATCATGTAATACAATAATGGCAATACCCAATTACTCTCGATCATGTGACTTATGACAAGAAAATTCAATGCCACGTCCATGTCGAATAAACGCTCCGGAATAAAAGCCAACCAACGGTAATAGCGCGTGTTTTCTAGAGCCATGCTCCTTTCAACTGTACGCCTACGCAGTAGGTCTTCTGCCGGATTTTCTACCACTCGCTGAGGTACAACCTGTCGTGCGGGTGGAGCAGGGGGTGGTGGTGTAACCTCCCCAGCTTGTTTGGATAGTTCAATCTTATGACACTCGCGTAATCTGTCCAGTTCCTTAACTGCAACAAATCCACGCGCTTGTTTTTGGATTATGGTAGCATATGCATCACAGCGACACAAAAGTGGTTGAGGCAGCCTGCAATTGCTACACAGCTGCATTTTCTCCGACAGTTTGCCAGACGTCTCAACCAACTTATCCTGCTGAGTGAAATATTTCTCAGTGGACTTACTGAGCCACTTCATCAGAGTGTATACACTGACGTTCTCCATACCATCAACCGTCTCCCATCCTAAATGTGGAGATCTGTCTTTGACAGCTGTGGGCACCAATACTGTGCGCTCCACATGCAGCAACCATAAATCTGGAATGGGATTGTCAAATTCCTTGCTGTTGCGAACTTTAGCTGGATCTAACATCCCATTGGTGGCGAAATGGTCGCGCACCTTTGCTGTGATTGTGATATGTTCCCGACGAGTGATAGATGTTGGCTCGTTGGAATAAACTGAAGCATTTGAATCCTTCACGTTCTTGGTGATAACAACACATTTGGGTTCGATTGCAACTTTACCCTTCTGCTCCACACTAGCCATTACGGCATAGTTTTTTACATTGTTGCAGTAGCGGATAAGCTTTGCTGTGGGGGCTTCAGAGACGAAATTAGGTTTTGTGTTACCCAAATCATCAATAAAGACTCCGGTTACAGATGAAACCATATTGGAATCATATTTGTCCGACTCGTTGATAGTCACCAATCGGTCATCGGATGCATCGAAGCCATTAGCTTTCAGAACGTACACCATCAATATATTCGCCAATGAGGACTTACCCACAGCGGTTCGACCAAATATTCCGATTGTGTACGGTGCAACTCGCAAGCCGCCCGATAGTCGGGATTGGTCAAAATCCGCTTTCCAAGATATAATCTTCTCTTTATAGCGATTGAATGTGCTCCGTTCGAAGCTCTGTGCTGATAATCTACCTAGACTAGTAGCCAATTTCAGGCAATCATCCAGGTCTTTTGCAAAATCTACATCATGTTTGCCAGAGAATTTCAACAAATTACCACATCTGTGGTAGTCGATGTTCAACATGCACTCTTGGTACAATTCATTGAATCTCTGAACATCAAGGTCTCCATACAGTAACGGGCGCAGTGAACCAGTTTTAAAACACAAATACCCACATTCCATAAAATGTACGAAAGTGGACATAGTAGCTCCAATAAGGTCTGCTGCCGTATACTGCACCTTTTTTGCAGAGTGTGCGAACATGTGAAGGGACTTTAGATCGAAATCCATGAATGTGGTTTCACATAATCCCATGCCCACGCATACGCTAATGAGCTTGGTAATTTTGGCAAAAGCTGGGTTGTCGCGAATTAGATTCCAATTCATATTCATATCGCGCAGCATTTGCAACCACTCTGGAGCTGCATCTCCAGATTGGGGTTCTAATCCGTTTGTCACGAAAAGATCCTTCATGCATTCATATACCATCATGATTGCACTCTTTTTTGTAAATGTTTTTGCATACATGAACAAGTGCCCTGTGATTTCTAACCATGTCTTGCTATTGCTTAGTTGCAAATACAGGACGATGGCATTCTCGAAAACACCAATGATGGATTCATCTTCCTTCAACCCCCAGTGTCGAAATAGTGATCTCAATTCTTCAAACGGATCTACCATTCGTTCATGCAATCTGGCATCCGTGTCAGGGAAATGCCATTGTCCTATTCCAATATCTACTGGTTTCGGATGCATATATTTCTTCATATTCATTTTGCCGCGCCCATAATACGGCGGAGGGGGGTCAACTCCATGTCGATATAATCGATATCCAGCTGCTTTTGCGTCATCCGAGAGATCATGTTCCCCTTCTACAAGGCGGAATCCTTCTGGTGTGCGCATGCCATCTGGTGTGCTTGGGCGTGAGGGGGCCAAATCTTCATCAAGATCATCCTGCTCGATAGTCTCGACAAGATGTGACTCGTCCTCTGGGCCTGCTTGTGGGCCCATTTTGATTCCTCCAGCCTCGCTAGATTTTTCCATCCTAGTTGGGGGCTTCTTTGCCCCAACTTTCTGCTTATCCTTCCATTTCTTTTGTTTCGCAAATTTGCTCTTTGCGAACTTCTTGGACTCTGTGACTGATTGTCCTTCAAGCGGAGTGCTCATTTCCTGAGCAATGGGTAGTACTGACGCGCTGGGTG